CCAGGTCAAGCGATCAAAACGATATGTTCCACGCCATCATCCACCAAATATATTTGGCCATGCGCGTGGCCGGATCAACCTGGTCGGCCGACGATTGGAAACGATTGTTGATTGACCAATGGGCGCACGAAACCGACCGCAAGATCGGCAAGGTGTCGCCAAGCCTGGATGGCCAGCGCGTTGTTCAGTTGGGTTGGCAAACACACAAATTCACCATTCCCGACGCCACCGAATTTATTGAATGGCTGTTGGCCTGGTGCGCGGAAAAAGGGATTGAAGCGTGACCGGCTGGCGCAAGAAACAAATCATGCAAGTGCAAAAACACCCCTACATCCGAAGCAAAAAGTTGTTGCGCCTGGTGGCTAACCTGGATTGCCAATTGTGCGGCAGCAGCCATTTTGTCCAGGCAGCGCACACAAATTGGGGCGGTGGCAAGGGCCGCGGCATTAAAGCCGACGACAACCTGACCGCGGCGCTTTGTATGTCATGTCACTACGACATTGACCAAGGCGCCCAATGGACGAAGATGGAACGCCAACAAGCCTGGTGGGTGGCGCACAAAAAAACGGTCGATTGCCTGGTTGACAATGGCCAATGGCCGGTTGACGTGCCAATCCCAAATGATGCAGAATGGGAACGGCTTTTTGAGCCGTTGCCTTAATCGGGGGTTTCGGCCCCCGCTTTTTTCCTTTATCATCGCCACATGGAAAACGACGCATCCGAATTTATCGCCGCATTACTGCATAGCAGCACGGTGACACATTTCATGCACCTATCGACCGATTCCTATTCGGTACATAAGGCGCTGGGAAAATATTACGTCGAAATTATTGATTTGGCAGATGATTTTGCCGAATCCTTCCAAGGCAGATACGAGAAAATTAAAAAGTACCCTGAAGAATTCCACAACGCCAAAGACCCTGTTAAATATTTGGAATCGTTGTTAAAGTTTGTGGACGAAGCCAGGGAAGACTTGCCCCAAGATTCTGAACTTCAGAATATCATTGACGAAATCGTTTCGTTAATTGACAAAACGTTGTATCGTTTGAAATTCCTAAACTGAAAGGAAAAAACCATGAACAAAGATAACGCCGAAATGCAGCCCAAGGGCTATGGTACTAGCGCCAAGGCGCCCGCTGGCGCAACTGCCAGCGACAAAACTGGTGAACGCATGGAACGCGTTGTGAACGGTGTTGCCATGGGCAAAGCCGACGCAACTGGCCCTGACCACAAATTTGACGGTGGCCGCAGCAAGGGCGTTTGCTACACGCACGGTCGCAAGTCGTACCAAAAATAATGGCCATCCCGCTGTCGCAATTGGCAGCGGCGGGGCAACCACAGGCAGCGCCCCAGGGCGCCGAGCCTACCCAGGCCAGCCTGGCTTCGCTTGTCCCGCAGCCTATGCTGCCCCAGGTTCCTAGTCAGTCGGACAACCCGATTGAACAGGCGTATTTCGAACGCCTGTCGAATGATTACACCGGCCTGGCCAACGAATACGCGGCTTTGCCATCAACTGACGGTGGCCGCATACTTAATACGGATGACGCCCGCGAAATGTCGCCGGAATACCGCGCAGACCGTACCAGGTCGGCAGACGTTCACGAACCGTCATCGGCGTTTGTCAAACAGATGTACGCCGAAAAACTTTCCAAACCAACCCCGTCGGGCAAAGACAATACCGTATTGTTCACCGCGGGCGGTACTGGCGCCGGTAAAACGACCGGACTTCAGGAAGCCCAAAAAGTCAGCCAGGGCATCCGTGACGCGGAAATGGTGTACGACACCAACATGAATACGTTTGAATCCGCAGACAAAAAAATCCAACAAGCCTTGAAAGCCGGTCGCAAGATTGGCGTTGTTTATACCTACCGCGACCCCGTAGAAGCCATGGAAGGCGGTGCATTAAAACGCGCCAGCCGCATGGAAGCGGAAATGGGGACTGGTCGCACCGTCCCAATTGACGAACATTTCAAAACCCACATGGGTTCGCGTGAGGTGATGGATCAATTGCAGCAAAAATACGGCGACGACCACCGGTTCCATATGATGGTGATCGACAACAGCCGCGGCCCAGGCAATGCAACCGTGGTAAGCGGGCTTGACAAATTGCCACGCCTGGATCACAATGAAGTGAGAAAAGGATTAAGTGATGCCCTTGAAAAAGCCTACCGAAGCGGCAGTATCAGCCAAGCCATCTATGAAGGGACGCGAGGCAACGCCCGCTGAACATCGTATGAAGCGAATGCACGAAGCCAAAGTGCGTTCGGTTGCTGAAGACATGGCCGCAGCCCTGAACATGGCTGTACGCGCTGGAAAGCCCGTGCGATGAGTGACGTCCGCTGCAAGACCTGTCGATTCTTTGTCACAGGCCAGGTAATGGGCGCTTGCCGCCGTTTTCCTGAAATGCACAACAAACACGAAATGGATTGGTGCGGTGAACATCAAATCAAAATGGTGGCGCTGGCTGTGTACGACATCATGACGGACGAAACTAAGGTGGCCGAAGTGCCAGCCGCCGTTGCCCCCCAACCTAAAAAGCCTGGAAGGAAGCCAAAGAATGCAAATTCGCCCGCTGCATGATCGCGTGTTGGTCAAACCGTTTGTCAGAATACTGTCAGACATTATTTATGTGAACAACACGGAAAAATTCAACGAAGGCGAAATTGTGGCCATTGGCCCTGACGTGTACGACACCAAGGTTGGCGACAAAATCAAATACGGTAACGGCACGTACCTGGATTGGCCGGTGCATCATTTTGATGGCCAGGATTACCAAATCATCCAGGAAGCGGACATTGCTTGCGTGGTGGAAGAATAACCACGATACTTTGCAAAAAGGAAAAACATGGCCAAAGGACACGACAAACCAATTGCGCGAACCACGACCGGTAAGGGTAAAACCTACAATCCGACGGAAAAGGGCGCCGGTATGACTGCCAAAGGTCGTGCTGAGTACAACGCAAAGAACAATGCAAATTTGAAGCCGCCAGCACCAAACCCAAAGACAAAAGCCGACGCCGGTCGAAAAGCGTCGTTTTGTGCCAGGATGGAAGGGGTGGTTAAGAACGCGAAAGGCCCCGCGGAACGGGCTAAAGCCAGCCTAAAAAACTGGAATTGTTAACCCTTTTGGAAATAATAAAGGAAACCCAAAATGTCAAACACTAAAGCAATTGGCGTCGCATATGCCGACCCAGCATTCGATTCGGTTCAGGTTGGTACATCCAGCGCCCCAATCACAATCAGCAAATCCGGCATCCTGAACGGCGCATATGCGACGACCAGCGCCACATCCGGCGACACCCGCCTGACTTACCAAAAACTGACCTGGACTTCTACCGGTTCCGGTGAAGTTGTCCGCGGTTTTGCCGTGGTCAAAGGCGCAAGCGGCGCAACTGCTGGCACGATCAACGGCGCCCATTTCAGTTGTGAAATGCAAGGCGGTTCAATTTCCGGCGCGGCCAATGCTGTACGCGCGACCATCGGCGGCACAACTGCTGCCCCTGGCGGTACTTTGGCTGCGTTGCAACTGGACAGCAACTTTGGCGCCGGTGTAACGCTGCCTGGTTCGGCTGCATTTTTGCGCGTCACCAACAGCGGTGCAACCCAACTTGGCAAATTTGCCTTGTTCCCCGCTGCCGACGTTGCTGGTGTATTCCGCGCAGCAGTTGGTACGCCAGCCGCCACGCATACCATTCCGGTGGTTAGCGGCGGTACAACGTACTACATCATGGTTTCGACAATTGCCTAAACCATGTTGAAGCATCCTGACTCTGAAGTGCAATTCCTGGTTGAAATGCTGGAAGGTCAACGGGATCAGGCGGTGGCCCAGGCTGCCGCCTTTTTCCGCACCATGAAGGAATTGGAAGCACAGGTCGAGCAATTGAAAGCAAATACATTCAAAAACCTGGACGAAGACTGCCAGGGAGTGATGAAAGTAGGGGGAACTGACTGATGGCCAACGGACTGTATTCAAACATTCACGCCAAGCGTGAACGCATCGAGCAGCAAAAAGCCGCCGGTAAAAAACCCGAACGTATGCGAAGCCCTGGGGACAAAGGCGCCCCCACGGCCAAAGCCTTTAAACAAAGCGCCAAAACAGCGAAAAAATAAATGACACCCGAACAAATTGCTAAACGCCTGGCTGAACTGCGAGAACTGGCGAAGCAACACGAAGCCATCTTGTTGCAGATCAGTGGGGCCATCCAGGAATACACCAACGTACTGGCGCAATTGAGCCAGGACAAAGCCCAGGAAGGAACCGAAAATGCCGCTGACCAAATCCCCAACCAAGAAAGCGTTTGAAAAGAACGTTAAGGCCGAAATCAAAGCCGGTAAGCCACCCAAACAAGCGGTGGCCATTGCCTATTCCGTAAAACGCGAAGCCGCAAAGCCAAAGGCCAAAAAATGATGACCGACGCACCCGTCAAAAAGCGGGGGCAGCGCCGTCACAATGACACGCCCAAAGACAAGCCCGACCGCGTAGAACCAAAAAGCCTGGGTGGAAGACCCACCAAGTACCGCGAAGAATTCGTGGATATGCTGCTGGACTTTTTCAGCCAGCCATCAACCAGGGAAGTAACCGTCAAAGACGCCAAAGGAAATGAAACCGTCCAGGAATTGCCTGGATCGTTCCCAACCTTGGCGCGATTTGCCACAAATATTGGGGTTACTACTGAGACATTGCACGATTGGGCAACCGCCAAAAACTTGGACGGAACCCATAGAAACCCCCCGTTTTCTTACGCCTATAAAAAGGCCAAGGATTTGCAGCAAGCCAACCTAGTCGAAGGAACGATGAAAGGCGCGTACAACAGCACGTTTGCCATCTTTACGGCCAAGAACGTCTTGGGCTGGCGCGACAAGATCGAACAGGAAATCACCGGCAAGGATGGCGCACCAATTGGGCCATCGGTCATTGCAATCCAATTTATGAACCCTGATGGAACAATCGCAAACATTGACGGACACCCAGCAAATTGACCAGGCGATTGCCAAGGCGCAATTTCCCGTCAAACTGCAAGGGTTGTTCAGGGCCAGCCGGTACAAAGTGCTGTACGGCGGGCGCGGTGGTGCGAAGTCGTGGGGGATTGCCAGGGCGCTGCTGATTAAGGGCGCCAAAAAGCCCATCCGCGTGTTGTGCGCCCGTGAGTATCAGACCAGCATCAAGGATTCCGTCCACAAACTGTTGTGCGACCAAATCGAAGCCTTGGGGTTGCTGGGTTTTTACGATATTACCCAAGCCACCATCCGCGGCGCCAACGGGACTGAATTTGCGTTCATTGGCCTAAAAAACAACCCGACCAACATTAAGTCATTTGAAGGCGTGGACGTGTGCTGGGTGGAAGAAGCGCAGACCGTCAGCCGGTTGTCCTGGAACATCCTAATTCCAACCATTCGTAAACAGGGCAGCGAAATATGGGTTTCGTTCAACCCCGAACTGGAAACCGACGAAACGTATC